TACTGTATCATTGAAAACTTCTGCATTCTCTGCCGCTTCTAATGGTATGATGTTTGAATGTTTTTCAACATCTGCAAGTGTTGCTTCTAAGCCTTCTGCTGTTGTGTTTAGACTTGCAAATTGTTGTTGAATCAATGGTCCTGCTCTACCACCAACTACTTTTGCAAAATCTTCTGTTGTAATCTTACCTTGGTTAAGAGCATTGATCATTGTTGTCAATAACTCATCACCTGTTTTCAATGCACCATTTTGATCTCTGATGCTGTCACCTAATTTGTCTGTGATTGCTTTGTATGATTTTTGACCTTCAACACCTGCTTGAATTCTGCTGGTTGTTTGAAGCATTGCTCTTTCGAATGTTGCGGCGTCAATACCCGCTTCACCCATTGCTTTTTGTAATACTTGGAAACCTCTGAATGCGTCTTCACTTACTGCGGCACCTGCTGTTCTTGCACTTTTTGCCAATGCATCAAATTCATCAATTGTACCTTTAATTTTTGACGCAACACCAAATGCGGCAAGAGCGGCACCAGCGGCACCAAGTGCGGCTTTGAATTTGCCAGCACCGGCAGTCATACCTGCCAAGCCACCATTTATTTTGTTAAACTGTTTGCTTGTGTTATCTTTAGCATTAATATTAATAGTATAATCTGCCATTATCTTTTCCTTTTAGCCGCATCGGCCTTTATTTTAAAATATTTAGCCCAACCTCTCAGTTCAAAAACAGAGACATTGTGCATAACCCATTCAACAGTTTGACCCAGTTGTTCTGCTAATCTATATAGCATGAGTACATCTGAGTCTTGCCTTAGTTTCCCAGAGCCTGGTCTCCTTCGCCCGTGTCATTCATTGCTGTACAAATTTTAATGATAATATTTGGATCTACTTCTCTCATTAGTACATCTTTGTCACCAAAATTAAACATATTCTTACCATCTTTGTCTAATGCTCTATACATCAATGTTTCTACCAATGCTTCAGCAAGTTTACCTTCTGAATGCAATTTGATTACTTTGCTTTGTTGTGCGAAAGTTGTTTGTGGCTTATAGTATATTGTTGTGTTCCATTCTGGTACACTAATCTCTTTCATACCATTTGCCAACTGTGCTCTAAAATGTTCTTTTGCTTGATTTAAAACTGTCATTTTGTGTTTTTTCCTTGTCATTATTTTTTCTTAGTTTTCTTAAGAGCAGGTTCAACTATACCTCTTGGTGCTTGACTGCTCCAAAACCCTCTTGGACTCTTACCATCTAACACACCAATGTATGGTGCTTCGTTTTTGGCAATGGGGATTAGTCCGCCACTTCCATTAAAGATACCCTTGCCTGTGTATGTTGTCTTCCAACTGTTACGAGCAAAACCAGTTCTTATTGGTGTTGTGGTCTTTAAGTTCCTTACAAATTCTTCAGTGAAGGCACGTAAATCAAGTGATGCTTGTTTACTTAACCCGCTCATTGTATTACGTGCCTTACTCATTATTATGATGCCGCTACGTCGTCGATTGTTAAAGCACCAGTTCCTTGGAACGTGATACTTGCTGTAATTACATCGTCTACAGTCGCAGTGACTTCAACACCTGTACAGATTACATTACCTGAGTATGATACATTACCTGTTGTACCACCTGGGTAAAAGATCGCCGCGTAAGTTGTACCTACTAAGATCTCTCCTGCTTGTATACTGCCTGATGTGTCGCCGGCTGACCAAAGTACATCAGCAGAACCTTCAAAACTTTTGATGCCTGCTAAGAATGTTCTGTCACTGTCTTCCATGGTCGTAGTATCCGCTACGTCCACCGACTGTGAAACAGACCAATCTGTAATTTGAGCAACTGCTGTGCCGCCTAAAGTTAGAGCGCCACCTTTACCATGATATGAACTTGACATGATTATTACCTCTCTATGTTATAGTGTAATGATGTTCTACATTAAACACCATTCTTAAAGATGCATAAGGAGCACTCTCTCCTACTGCAACTGCCTCGACTCGTGCAAGGCTAATATCTTTTGCGTTTTCACCAACTGTTCTGTCAGTGAGTAGTGCCTTTTCAATTCCTTCAACAACAACATTTCGCTGTGTATCTCTTGACTTGCCACCAACAATTACAACAACTTCAACATCTATTACGCCACGTCTAAGTTTGTCTTGTGTTAAATCTTCTATATCTTCATTTGTGGTTTCAACATATACAGCAGGAAAGGCTGTCTTTGGTAATTCATCTGCAACTATTGGGTCTCTAACAACTTTTCCAAGTTTGGGACTGTTCATAGCCTTCAATAACTTTACCAAGTGTGATACAATATCTTCTCTTGTACTCATCTGTATAGCCTATCCTGTTTGTACTCATTTACTTCACCAGCAGATATAGAACCATCTCCATCATCATCGTACTTGATACCTAAACCAAATTGTATGTCCATTTCTTCTTCAAATCTTTCTTTATAGAAAACAATTTGTTCTCTGAATGGGTCACTCTCTGGTCTAAATGTACTTAACTTTGGTAAGATATGATGGCTTAATGCTCTATAAACTGTTGCTCTTGTCCATTGACTTTCAACAAGTTTTGACTTGCTAAAATCTGTTGTGTTGTGGTGATTATTATACCATCTTATTTGTACAAGATTACTAACATCTGTTTCAGCCTTTGCTAATTCATCTGTCCAGTCATCTACACCTTGTTCAAATGCTTCTGGTGCATATTCACGAATGTCTAAGTTTGTGCCAAATGCCATTGTCTATCTCCTGTTTAGTAAGGGCGGTTAGTCCGCCCTTACATATAACGATTATTATGATTCGTTAATGATCAATACAGATCTGTTTGAATCAATCGCACCTATTTCTGCGTGTAATGATGCTACAACATCTACACCTACTGCCGCTGGTCTTCTCGCAACTTCGATGTCTACGTTTTTCTGCATAGCAATTCTGTATGCATCTGCACCAAATACTGCCGCTTTAACATTGTGTGATGATAAACCTGCGTTAGCATCTGTTAAATGCTGACTTACGAACATCTGCATTCCTGCCAATGTTTGCATATAGCCATTACGCATTGCTTCATTTTGTAAGTCACCACCTGCAAAAGCCGCATTACCTACAGAGTTCATGATGTCTGAGTATGCACTTGCCGCTACGATACAGTAAAGTTGACCTGTTTCGCCTGCCGCTCTAATTGTTCCAATCGCTTTGAACAATTCTGCTGTTGTTAGACCATTTGCGTCTGACAACTCTTGCTCAGTTGTGTTGTTAGCAATAATGTTGATTGCTCTTTTATCAAACTCAGCCGCTACTGCTTTACCTAAAGATGTACCGACCTCCGCTGGGTCAATTCCACCTAAGTCACGTACTACAGAACGTGCCGCAAATAGTTTTGCTGTGATTGTGTTTTTAGTGTCTGTCACTGCTTGTGCTGTGATGTCATCTGTTGCCGCTGAACCTGATTCACCGTCTAAGATATCTGCTGACGCCGCCGCTAACTCAGGAACTCTTACTAAACCACTTGGTGTGTTAACGATTGGTACGATACCACCAGGTAGAAACAGTGAATTCTCTTGAGCCGCATAAACAGTCGCCGCTTTTGCTTCAATACTAAACGCATCTGTGTTTAGTAATGACATAGTATTGTTGTCTTTTAAAGCCGCCATTTTGTTTACCTCTTATTATATTTTCCCTTGTGCTTTCATCTTTTTGTAAAGACTTCTATGCTCAGGGTTTGTCATGTCCATGTTGGACAAGTCAACTTCTGTTGACTTTTGTGGTGCCACATTTGACTCTGCGCCTGTGCCTACAGGTCCTGCTGACCTGAAGTATTGGTTACTTGCTAAGAACTCTTCTGTAAGTTGTGATATGGTAAAAGGTTCTGCATCATCTGTAAATCGCTCTTTACCATCAGCGTCTACTACTACTGCTTTACCTGTTTCATCTAACTTAACAAAGTTCTTCAACAATGATGCAACATGATCTGGTGCCACTGCGTTTGCTTTAGATGCCGCACTTATAAGAGCACCATCAACTTTGATTGCTGTCAACTCATTTCTAAGTTTAGTAATCTCTGCTGTTGATTTCTCTTTTTGTTTGCTTAACACCTTATCAAAGTCTTGACGTTTGATCAGTTGCTCCTCTTCTATTGATTCTTTGAAGTTTCTTAAACTTTCAACCTCAGAAGGATCATAAGAGTATTTGGCTTTTGTCTGTGCCACACGTTTTGCAACAATGTCATCCAACTGTTGTTGGCTAAACATTTTGCTTTCTGTTTCCTGGCTTGTATCCTGAGCCACTGCACCAGTCTCAGTTGCTTCAGTATTATCTATGATTTGGTCTGTCATATCAGTATCCTTTGTATTTGTATTTATTCATCTTCAATTGGCACCCAGAAATGACGACAGTTATAACCGCCGCGTACCACAAATGGGTCTCCTGGCTCCTTGCCTGGCCAACTTGTATTCCAGATATCATATATTTCATCTTCAGTATATGTCTGGCCTTGGTGTTCTTGACACCAATCTCTACTTGATCTAATAATTCCGCCTTCGTATCTGTAACGTTTCACGCCTTGTCTCTTGGCTCTTCCTTTTGTAAATGCACCGTCAAATTGCATGACTGTGTCATTTACTTTCTTACTTGCCAAGTCACGTACACTACTTGTTACATTGACATCATTAAGTCGATCCTTTATTACACGTGTTGCTTCTGCTACTTCTGCCGCTGTTGCTTTACCATCACGTAATAAACCTGTTAATTTTCTTTGTGCTTTCTTTGCCAATGCGTCATCTGTTTCCATAAACACACCGCTTACTCTTGCTCTTGCTGTCTTTACAAGTGCATCAGTACCAACACCAGCCGCGGCACCTAATGTAAGAGCAGTTATAACACCTTCAGCACCATTGCTTACTTCATTTGCTACACTATTACTCATTGCATCACTTAAGGCACTTATCGCAGTTTCATCTTGTACTGTAACTGGACCTTCGCCAATTGTATCAAGTGCAATCTCACGTACTGTTTGTGTTTCTGCCTTTACAGAAGCACTATACGTGTTAAACTCTTGTACTATACTTGGTCTTAGAGCCTGTATGTTGCCACCGCTTGTACTTACTATTTCTGCAAGTCTGTTTTCTAATGCTTTTAAATTATCAAAAACACCATCTTGTATATCTTGCATCACCTGATCAATCTTTTCAGCGTGTTGTTTTGGGTCCATTATAATTCATCCACATGGACATAACCTTGGTTACCCAAGTTGATATGTTCTTCTTCCGTGTTTGCAACCACTGTATCACCTGTTGTTTTGTTTGTCATGATATGTGGTTTGAACCCTTCATTCTGTTCTGTGATCATCAAGTTTGCTTCTTCATCATCTTCAACAACCATATGAATCAATTGTCTATCAATTTCTTTTTGAAACAATGGGTTGTTTACACCACTTGCACGGGCCTTGGTTAAGAATTCTAACCTTGCGTGTTCATCAACAAGATCGAAAGTCTCTGAGTACTCGATATCAAACTCATCTGGTAAATTGATGTTTTGCCAATCAGCCCATATCTTCCACATTTTCTTTTCTGTTTCTCTCAATGTATCTGATATATCTGCAAGACGTGCGTTGAGTAAATTTTGCTCCACCTTTAGAGCAACACCACTCATTGGTTGTCCACTTTGTGCTTGTACTGCCTGTGTATGAGTCATACGTTTGATACTATCATTTAGATTTTGTATGCTTGATAGTATACCACTAACTGTACTATTACCAGGTGCTAACAAGTATGGTTTCAATTGTGGGTCCAAGTCTTCTTGCATTGTTACAATACCACCTGCACCTGCTGTCGCATCTGTGCTTGGTGTTTTAACAAGTGTTGGGTGTGAACTAATACGTATAGTTTGTTCTAATTCACTGTATAAATTGTAAATTGCTTTTTGACATGAAGCAACATCTGCAACCAAACTATAACCAATACT